ATGCTTTTCTTGCAGGTCTTCTCGGCCATTAGCCAAAGCATTAAATCCAAAGGATCCGTCCTACGGATTTGGCGCTAAGAAGTAACTTCAAGAAAGGTACATAAGTCGGATGACCAACAATATGATAATCACTATCTTTGCAACGTTAGGAGTGATAACCGCAGCCCTTCTAGGAGTTCGGCAATTACTACAACCGTACAAAGAGAAATTTGACAATTTCATAAATTGGTTTGAAGATTTTAAACGAGATTGGTCTGGAGAAGAGGAGTCTCCAGGCCGAGATCGTGTTCCAGGAGTTATGGAGAGATTAAATCGCCTAGATGGAGAACTTTCCAGTAATGGCGGAAATTCAACAAAGGATGTAGTAAATAAACTGTATGACAACCAGGGAGTCCTAATGGAGGCCTTTGTTGAAATGGGAGAGCGTCTAATTAGCATTGAAGAACACCTAGCGGTTACCAAGTCTAAAGAACCTGTTTAAGGGATGATATACCTATGAGTATGCAGACCCCAAGAGATCCAAACCCATTTGCTATAGCAAGTAGGTTTTTGGCTAACAAGTACAAAGAAGGGGCACGTAATCTACGTGACTCTGATCAACACACCTTAACTCAAACAACTTTAGCAATGCATGCTGCTCAACATGAGTCAACAAAACGTCAAGCCGCACAACAGGCTCGTCTTACTGAAAGAGCAGAACAAGGCAAGCACGAAAGAGCAGTCCACTTTGTAAATACAATTCAAGGATTTGCACAACCAGGAGCGCAAGTGTCTATTACACACGGGGGTATTTCAGCAAGTTATACCCCAGCAATGCCTGCCGCTCCAAAGGCAGGAAGAGTTCCTGTGAAGAAAGTTAGAGGCGGAAAGAGACCTAGATAATGGCTGGTGCAATTGATAAGGGCCATCAGTCTTACAATGACTTTAACTCTGGAGCATTAGCAAGTCAGGCCCCTCTTTCAACTATTGATAAAAAGATATTAGATTTTGCTGTTAAAGTTTCCAGAAATCCTGTAGTAAAGACTCATGGTCAAATCCTTCGTAACTTTGGAATGTATCCACCTGAGTTTTGGACTCGTGCTCAAAAACTTTCAGAACATCCAGAGATAGATCCACAGACAAAAGAGCAATTATCTAATATATTTTCAGATCCTTCACGTCCAGGACCTATGACTGGCGGAGCACCTATTAATATTAATGGCAAACAATTTTCTCATGGATTGGAGTGGTAATGGCAAAAACAGCAGCGTGGACACGCAAAGAAGGAAAGAACGCAAAAGGTGGTCTTAATGAAAAGGGCCGCAAATCATATGAGCGTGAAAATCCTGGGTCTAATTTAAAACCTCCAGTAAAGAAAGAGCAGGCTGCAAAATCAAAGAAGTCTGCAGCACGTCGCAAATCTTTCTGTGCAAGGATGGAAGGCATGAAGCGAAAGAACACCTCTTCAAAGACTGCTCGTGATCCAAATAGTCGTATTAATAAATCTCTACGAGCCTGGGATTGCTAATGAAATGTGTCAATTGCGATAAAAATGCAATGTTTGAATACAAAATTACAAAACAAGAGTCTATTCTGTATTGTGGAAAATGTCTGCCTTCATTCTTAAATGATCGTAAAAAGGCAGGACTACTTACTATTACTCAGCAATATAAAGAGGATCAAGCATCGGCTCTTAAAGCATTGTCGCCAGAACCTGTAGAGGAACCAAAGAAGAAGGCTGCACCTAAAAAGTCGGCAAAATAAAATGAAGTTAATTCGCAAGTTCGCAGTGCAGGGTCATGCCGTACCATTGCACTCGCACAGTCCTAGAGGACCGTTCCCGCCTGAAGTTCTAGCCCAACCTCAGATGGAAGTGGACCCACAAAATTCGGATTCATTACACGAAGCATTAGACAGTACACGCTTCTTCAAATGCAGGGCTTGCGAAGAAGTGCTTCTTGAGACTGACTTAGACAATCATGATTGTGAGGAAATAAATGGCTACGAATAACAATGGTAATCTTTTAGATACCGCTGGTGAAGTCGCAATTGACTTTGTATGGGGAAATCTTCCTATGCAACCAAACGATGTCCGTCCAAATGCAGTAAGTGCAGTTGGAACACCAGGTCGTCTTGATCCACTACTAGATAACCACATCACCGCTTTATCAGGATGGGGTGGATATCCACTATTTACAGCAAACAGCGCAGGAGAAGATGTAGCAGGTCCAACTGACTATGTACTTGTACCAAGCGTAATTGGTTTGACCACAGCAGAAGCAACTGACGCAATGAAAGATGCAAGTCTTGTTCCAACAACTGCATCAGCAGCAACAAATGCTGCAAAGACAGTAACTGCTTTAGTACGTGTTGCAGGAACAACTGTACTTCAAGTTGCTGTAGCAACTCATGGCTATGCTATTGGTCAAAAAGTAACACTTTCAGGACTTAGCGCTGATTTCAACGGAACTTACACAGTTACAACAGTTCCAAGCGCAAATCAAATTAACGTAACAACAACTGCAACTACTGCATACAACGCATCTGCACTTTCTGGATCAGTTGTTGCAGTTGCAGGAACTATTAAGGCTCAATCAGTTGCAGCAGGAGCAAACAACACCTCTGTAGGTGCAGCAGTAACAATCACTCCTTGGGCAGCAGCCTCTTAATAAGTAATAAATGGCAAGAGTGTCAGGTGGAGGAGCATCTCGTAATCGACGGGCTGCTCTTCCGTCTGCTCAAGAATTACTTGGAGCCTTCTACGGTCTAGGCTCTAAACAAACTTCAGGTATCTCTAAAATAACTGGATCTGGTGCTGGCATATTTGCTGGCCTTCCAACTGCAAGTTCTGTTGGTGAATTTAGTGAGTTTATCTCTTTAACTAAAGCCAATGACACAATGCGTTATTACACTGGAACAAAGAAAGTTGCAAATTTAGCGGGAGAGGCATTAGCCCCGAATATTGATAGTGATGTCTACTATGTAGATAAAGATGGAAATTTTGTTGATAGATCTGCCTATCGTCAGTCATACGATGTTGATGAAGATACTGGTGAGTTAATTGTGCCAGGTGAGAAGGGACCTCAATTTGGAGAGTCTGAGGCTCCTGCACCCATAACAGTTGTTCCAACTAGTACCTCTAACCCAGCCAGACCACGAACAGTTGCTGCTGGATATGACAGAAATCGTGAAGTTATTACAGTTGTGTTTAGAGATGGAACCTTCTACAATTACTATGAGGTAACACCTAATGAGTGGCAAAGATTTAAATCTGTAGTCTCTAAAGGTCAATATATCTACACCTTTTTAGATTACAAACCTCGTGGTGCTGCTGATGTTTCGACTCTATCTGCTAATGCAAGGAAGACGTTCTACAAGTTCACTCGTGCCGCTCAATTACACTACGGAGGACGTCAGTCTAAGAAAAGGACATAATGCCAAAGGCTCACAAAATCGGACCAAAACACTTTGTACAATTAACTAACTTTCCTTTTAAATGGGGCTTTAAGTTTATTGTCCGTGGTTGGACTCAGGAGATTGAGCCGCCATATCGCACATCTACCCCCTTTATAGTACGCTTACCCAAATATAAAGCGTTAGTGTTTGGAGCGTGGAGCGGAATGAAGGATGAAGAGGAAGCATTAAGTACGGCATTAGAAAGGCGGGAAGTTACTTACGATGATTTTACGGAAGAAGCGGGATGGACACCAGCCCCAGACTCGGATCGAGAAGCGAGTATCGACAATCTCAACTCCCGATTTAATTTCATGGATGGAGCAATCGATGTATACGATTGGAAAACATATCACGATCTGGCAAAGACAACAGAGTGATGCAGATCTTGACGAAGTTCTCATGGGAGCAGAAGCCTTCTACGCAATTGCTAAAGAGTTAAAAAGACGCTCTAAATCTGTGTTATGATTAATTGTCTTACTCTCTTACAGGTCAAGCGTTAACCCATCCTTAGTGATGGGTTTCGCTGTTTAATAAGGACACTATGTCATTTGATAAAGATAAGTTTGAAGAGATTACACCTGAGTTCTATCAGGCTGAAGAAAAACCCGTAGAGGATCCTGTAGAAGATTTATTAGATGAACTGTCTCAAAAATTTGTTGACACTCTAATAGATAAGATGATGGATTTCTTAAAGGTATTAGTAGGACATGATCTTCACCCATATCAAAAGCCACTGGCTCGTAGAATTATGGAATCTGTAATAATTAATGATGGTGAAGAAATTACCGCCTTAGCATCTCGTCAGTCAGGTAAGTCAGAGACTGTTGCAGATACTGTAGCCACATTAATGATCTTACTTCCTCGTCTTGCAAAGTTATATCCTGATTTATTAGGCAAATTTAAAGATGGAGTTTGGGTAGGACTATTTGCTCCAACCGAATCTCAGGCTGAGACGTTGTTTGGTCGTGCTGTTACTAGATTAACTTCAGAACGAGCCGTAGATATTATGGATGATGTTGAAATTGATGACTCTGCAATTCGTGTGGGAGGCGTAACTCGTCAGATAAAATTAAAGAAATCTGGTTCAACTATAACTATGATGACTGCTAACCCTCGTGCAAAAATTGAGTCTAAGTCTTTTCATTTAATTGTTATTGACGAGTGTCAAGAAGCAGATGACTTTGTTGTTTCTAAATCAATCTCTCCTATGCTTGCATACTATGCAGGAACTATGGTTAAAACAGGAACTCCAACTACAAGTAAGAATAACTTTTATAGGTCAATTCAACTAAATCGTAGACGTCAAACAACAAAGGGAAACAGACAGAATCACTTCCAATGGGATTGGAAAGATGTATCTAAATTTAATCCAAATTATGAAAAATTTATTAAAAAAGAAATGTTACGTATTGGAGAAGACTCCGATGAGTTTCAGATGTCATACAACTGTAAGTGGCTACTAGAACGAGGAATGTTTGTTACATCCTCTGTTATGGATGACTTAGGGGATACTTCTCAAGAACTTGTAAAGGTATGGCACAAGACTCCCGTTGTTGTTGGCATTGATCCTGCTCGTAAAACTGACAGCACAGTTGTTACTGTGGTTTGGGTTGATTGGGATCGTCCTGATGAGTTTGGTTATTTTGATCATCGAGTTTTAAATTGGCTAGAGATGCAAGGAGATGATTGGGAAGAACAGTATTATCAAATAGTAAATTTTTTAGGTAACTATGATGTGCTTGCTGTTGGTGTCGATGCTAACGGTGTTGGAGATGCTGTTGCTCAGAGATTAAAACTATTGTTGCCAAGAGCAGAGGTTATGTCTTTAACCTCTAGTCCTTCTGAACAATCTAAGAGGTGGAAACATCTTCAGGCTTTGATTCAAAGAAAGATGCTTGCATGGCCTGCTCATGCAAAGACTAGGCGCCTAAGAACTTGGAAGAGGTTCTACCAACAGATGGTTGATGCAGAGGTCCAGTATAAAGGCCCAAATTTTCTTGTAGCAGCCCCAGATGAATCCTATGCACATGATGATTTTGTGGACTCTTTAGCAATTGCATGCTCTTTAACTCAAGACTTAGTAATGCCAGAAGTAGTGGCTTCTAGTAATCCTTTTTTCTAGTTGAACAACAAAAAGTATCAAAAAGGGTGGAAACTATTACCAAGGAAAAGGCCTTTCCCAAATTAATCCTTAAGGAGTCATTATGACAATCTCACCAGCACCTCGTTTCCCAGAGCGTGCACCACAGGTTTATGAGCGTAAAGGTGCAGACAATGCAACACGCCGTGGACCACTTCGTTTTGAAGAAGGTGTTGCAACTGATACCGACGTTCCAAGCGATTTTCAATTAGGAATGCAACAAGGTTCTGCAGTGGCTGCAGGACGACCAAACCGTAATGCACCAGTTCACACAAAGACTGCTGCTGAAACACTTGCAGACCGTGCTCACGTAGGTTCTGCTTCATGGACAGAGGCACCAACATTTCTTGGTGAATTTGCACATGGAACAATGAACGACTACTCAGCCGCACAGATTGAGACAGTTGCTCGTTCAGGTGGACGGACTCAACGTCAGTCCCCAACAGTCGTAAACGACTAAGTAACTTATTAACACCTAACTCCGCTCATGCTATAGGGTATGAGCGGAGATTAGTCATCTACGGAGGAGACGTAAATGCGTAAGCCTGCTAACCCAAAACTTTATGCAATGTTTGTTGCACAAGCACGAGCAAAGTATTCTAACTATCCAAACCCTGGAGCAAGTGCATGGGTAAGCAAGAAGTATCAACAAGCAGGTGGTCAGTATGTTGAAACTACTGAAGCAGATCGTCGTAGAAAAATGGCACAAAAGAAACAAGAAAATGCTAAAAACAAAGAACGTGAAAGTAAAAAAGAAGTAAAGAATTCTAAAAAAGAAAAAGATAAAGGCAAGAAGTAATGTCATTTTTGGACTTTAGTCCGCCGTCGTATAGAGCGGCATCATCTGACTTAACTATCTCTATCTCTCCTTTAGGATTGGTAGAACTTGCCGATGAAGAGTTTGAAGTCCACGGTCCTCGCCTAAACCGTTATTCATTAAATTGGGCAATGTATCTAGGTCACCATTGGGGGTACCGTCGTGAGCAAGGTGAAATGCAAATCGCCGTTAATTATTATCGGGCGTTTAATGATTATCTTTCCCGTTTTACTTTTGGTCGTGGGGTTCATTATCGGTCTCCAAAAGCGACTGAAGCGATTGTACCTGACAGGTTGGAACGTGTTTGGGAAGTAGATAATGACAAGATGCGTGTCTTACTTGAAATGGGACAGCAAGGCGGAATTACTGGAGATTGTTTTGTAAAGGTTGCATACGAAGAACCATGGACAGATTCTGCAGGTTTACTGCATCCTGGTCGTGTACGTATTCTTCCTATGAATTCATCTTTCTGTTTTCCTGAATTTCATCCACATGATAGAACAAGATTATTAAGATTTAAACAAAAATATCGTTTCTGGGGAACATCATTAGAAGGTACCCGTCAAGTATTTACTTACACAGAAATTCTTACTGATGACATTATTGAAGAGTATGTAAATGATGAACTAATTGATTCACGTCCAAATCCACTTGGCATAATTCCTGTGGTTCACATTCCTAATATTCCCGTTTCGGGATCGCCGTGGGGTCTCTCTGACGCACACGACATCATCACTATCAACCGTGCATATAACGAAATTAGCACTGATGTTGCAGACATCATTAACTACCACGCATCGCCTGTAACGGTGATCGTGGGTGCTAAAGCCTCTAACTTAGAAAAGGGCGCTAAGAAGGTTTGGGGCGGTCTTCCAAAAGACGCCCAAGTCTTCAACTTAGAAGGTGGTGCACAAGGTATAGACGGAGCCTTGAAGTACCTTGAACTTCTAAAAAGATCAATGCACGAACTCATGAATATTCCAGAGACTGCATTAGGACAAGTTCAACCAATTTCTAATACATCAGGTGTAGCACTATCTATTCAGTATCAACCATTAATGAATCGTTATTCTCAAAAAGTTGCTCAATATGGAAAAGGTCTAGAGAAGATCAATGAGTTAGTATTAAAGACACTTGCAATTAAAGAGCCTCAAACATTTATTTATAACCAAGATGAAGATGGTCCAATTAAAGAGGGTCAATATCCACAACTTGATCCAAATGATCCAGTTACCTATATAAACTATGCACAGTTTCCTCAACCACTTCCTCTTGATAAGTTAATTGTATTAAATGAACTTCAAACTAAATTAAGTATGGGATTAGAATCCAAAGAGGGTGCGTTACGTCAATTAGGTGAGGAATTCCCTGAAGAGAAGTTGCTTGAAATTCGTCATGAACTCATGGCTGATGCCCAAGCAGATGGCGCACTTCAACTTGTAAAGGTACAGATTCAAAAACAGATTATGGATATGACTGGCATGATGCCAGGACCTGATGGCAGTAGCGCCATACCTATGCAGCCAACACAGTTAGGTGATGGAGATGTTATGGGTGACGGAGTGCAGGGTCCTCAAGATCCTCAAAATCCTTTAAATTCAGCCAGCCAAGAGACTGAAAGTATAGAGATGCAGGCAGAGGCTGAGATAAGAAACAAACTCGTTACTGATGCTTATGGAACAAAAATTCCACAAAGAAGAACAGTAGACAGAGATTAATTAGATTTCTGATGTAAAATCAGAATTTATCGAGACATATGCATTTAGATAAAGTGCAATTATCTCGTTAAAAACCAGTGATACGCCGCAAGGCATTCGGACAACGACCCAAGAAAGATAAGTGATAACTATGGAAAACACCGTAGAAACTACTGATTTACTGTCACCAGAAATAGTGGCAGCACTTCCAGTACAAGAAACTCCAAGTGAGGTAGGTTCTGTGTATAGCGCAGATGACATTGCTAAGGCTCGTGAACAAGAGAAAGCAAAGTTATACCCACAGATGGAAAAGATGAAAGAAGAACTTGCATCTTTAAAGAAGGCTCGTGAAGAACAAGCCGCAAAAGAAGCAGAGCGTGAAAAACGCATTGCTGAAGAAGAGGCTAGAAAAGAAGCACAAAAGAAAGAAGAAGAAGAATCTGAACTTTCTTTTAAAGAACTCCTAAAAAAGAAGGAGCAAGAATTTCAGGCTCAACTAGAGGCTGAACGTCTTGAAAGAGAACGTGCTATTGCTCTTCTAGATCAGGAACGTAAGTTCCAAGAAGTTACGAATTATCGTCAACAGAGAGTTGAACAAGAACGAGACAGTATTGTTCCTGAATTGATTGACCTCGTTGATGGAAACAGTGCAGATGAAATTGAGCAGAGCATCGCAATGTTAAAAGAAAAATCTGCTCGAATTTTGTCATCTGCTCAACAAGCAATGCAAAGTGCAAGACAACAAATGGCAGGAACAAGAATTACTAATCCTGCCGCAGGACCCCTCGATAATGATTCGGAACAAAAATCGTACTCTCCTGATTCGATCAGGGAAATGTCATTGGCGGATTATGCGAAACAAAGAGCCAAACTACTTGGCACAGCAGCCAGCAATCGTGGTCAGGGACTGTTCGGTTAATCCCAAAAAACTACTAGGAAAGGACTTGACCTAAATGGCAAGTGCAATTACAGGTACAGGGCAACTCGCAGGCGCCCCAACCGCTTACTCAGGCTCAAATACAAGCCTGAACCAAGCAATTCAAACAATCTGGTCAAAAGAAATTTTGTTCCAGGCAATGCCAATTCTTCGTTTCGAACAATTCGCAGTTAAGAAGACTGAACTAGGTGTAGCACCTGGTCTTCGTGTGAACTTCCTTCGTTACAAGAACTTCGCAGTAGATCCAACTCCTTTGACAGAAGGCGTTCGTATGACAACAAACGCACTTACTGCAGAGCAGATTGCAATCACAGTAGCAGAGCATGGTTATGCTGTTGCTGTTTCTGAATTACTATTGAACGCATCATTTGATGACGTAATGGCTTCAGCATCCCGTCTTCTAGGACGCCAAATGGCACAGTATCTAGATGTACAGGCACGTAACACCTTGTCCGCAGCAACCTCTGCAGTGTTCGGTTATGACCGCACTGGCGTTCAAGGAATCAACGACTGGTACAACGAAGGTACAGTAGCAACACAATTCTCTGACCTAGATGGTAACTACAAGTTATCAACTGGTGCAGTTAAGGATGCTGCTCTTACTCTTGCTTCTAAGAACATCCCTCGCTTAGGTGAGACTTATGTAATGTTCATTAGCCCAGCACAGTCTCGTGATATCCGTTCAAACCCAGAGTTCATTGAAGTAACGAAGTACGCCGCTCCTGGTAACTTCATGCTTGGTGAAATCGGTCGCTTGTACGACGTAGTATTTATTGAGACAACACAGGTTAAAAAACTAGCAGTTAACGCTGCATATACAACTTCAACTTCTGTTGGTATTCCAGCATCTCAGATTGAAGTTCCTGTTAAGTCAAACACTGCTCCAGGAAGTGGTGGAAATCCAGAATCTTCAGATTACACTGCTGAGAAGGGTTATCTAACTTCTGCTACTGGCAATGGTGCTTCAGTTTAC